GTTATTCCCGAGGATTACTATTTTGTAATCCCAATGGAAAACACACCCTCTTAAGTTCAGCGCCGCGCTAGCCCGTCCGCCCACCCGCGCACAGCACGCCCACACACCCCCGCGAAGCCCGACGCCCTCCGGGTATTGACCTCCGGTGGTGCCGCCCTTGGCGGTATTGTATGCCTACCGCGCGCCTTGTCAAGTGCTCAGGTTTCGCCCATCAAACCCCCGGCAAAAACCCGCAGTCCAGGGGTTTCCCATTGGGATTACTATTTTGTAATCCTCACGAAAAACCCCAATCCCACCCGCTCAGCGCTCCCGATCCTCCTTCGCCTGCCCAATCATCCGACCTGCAGCAACACCCACATTCCCAGTCGTGGCCACTGCCCCCGCAAACATCTTCTGCAGCAAGCGCTGCTTCTCCGTCTCCGGCACCTCCGCACGCAGCACCCGCTGCACATCGGTGTCCAGCTTCGCCAACGCGCCCTTGTCCATCAACCCGCCCTCCTTGATAACTTCGTAAAGCCGCTCATTCCACAGCTTCGCAATCTGCTTCGGGCTTTCTTGTGCCAGCAGGTTCCGCACACTCCCCTCCAGCACCTTTTTCCCCCCCGGATTGCCTGCAATATACCGCACAGTGTGCTTCAGGCCATCCAAACTGCTTCCTGTCAGCAGCTTCCGCACCGTATCCGGGGGTGAATCCCCCTTCGGGAGCACTGCAGCTGCCTTTGCTTCAGCTTCCTGCCGAACTAGCCGCGCCGCTTTCGCACCAACTTCCGTCGCAGCTGTTTGTTTCACTGGGGCACCTTCTCGCAACGCCGCTGCGGCCTTCAGGCCCTCAAGCTCTGTGGTCGCAGTCTTCGCTCCCACGTCTTGCAGCATGCCGTTCTTTCTTTTCTGCACTGCGGCCACACGACCTGCGGCATCTTCACTGTAGCGCTCGATGGAAGAAAGCTTCTCTGCATACCCCTGAAGTTTCGACTGCAATGCTGACTGCGACGTTCCAGATTGTGGTTTCTTCGCTGCTCGCCCTTCACGAAAAGCCTTGCCCTCCTGTGTTCGCACAGCCCCAGCGTCCTCGACGCCAGAGATCTTCCCACCCATTCTTTCTGCCTCGTCGTACAAGGCGCTGGCCACCCCACGACGACGGTAAGCAGCAGTCACTTCAACTGAAGGGTGCTCACCGTTGCGCGTCAGGGGGAAAGCCACGCTGCCAATCTCCTCCCCAGCACTGTTAAAAGCATATACGCTGCCTTCGTCCCCAGCACTATTAGCCCCACGAACGAGGCGCACTTGGCCGCCGTCTTTAAGCGGTGCCGTTGAATAATTTCCACTCCTCAAAGCTGCCCGTACTGGTTTGGTGACCAACTCCGCATAGTCCGGGTGCCCAGAACCGTAGTCCGTCTGAACTGTCACTGAGGTCGCCTCGCGGCCCTTAGGCAGTTGCGCTCTGCCAGGAACTTCTCGCAGCCAGTCACTGTTCTCTCTGCTCCACGCCTTTACCTGCTTCGCGTTCATCCCAGCTACACTCCGCGCAGCGAAGCTCCCAGCCGCATCCGCCACCAGCTTAGGATCCCCGGTCAGCTCCAGCAAATCCCGCACGCCCTGCTGCGACTGGAAGTAGGCCTTCGGAACACCTGCTGGGTCTTTTGCAAACACCTCGGGGTCAAATCTGTCCACTGCAGTCATCTTCTTCCCGCTTGCAGTGCCGAACTTTTGCAGCTTCTCACTCCCCTCAGCATACACTGCCTGGAGTTTCGACTGCAGATCCCCTCCGACATAGTCTTTTTGGATCTTACTGATCTTCGCATACATGTCTTTAGCGATGCCTTGCCCCAGCGCCCCATACCCTTCCTCTGAAGGTTTGCCCCAGCCTGCATCCCCCAGCTTCCGGCGAACATGATCGAGGGCCTCAAAGGTAGTTTTGAAGGTCTCAAAGGTCGGATTGCCCTCAGCATTCACTCCGCTTTGTACCCTGCGATTTGCCACAGCATCATAAATCGACTGATATGCCCGCATCACTCCAGGCTCCGTCACAGCCGCTTTCCCCTCTGCCGCTTTGCGCCCACCCTGAGTCAGCAGCAGTTTCTGCGAAATCTCCAGCTTCAGCTCCTTCATCGCGGGCACGCTATCCACAAACTGCCCAGCGGCTTCGCGTTGCTGCACCACAATATCGCGTTGCTGCTTCAGCTGCTTGAACTCCACCTCGCGTTGCTGGATCAGCTGTTGCTGCTCTTTGCTCACCTTCTCCCGAAGTGCCTTCCCAATATCCGACACCTCATGTGGGGTTCCGACTTCCTTCAGCGCAGGCTCAGCTTGCTTCGACACCCGCTCTGCGCGTTGGAGCTGACCCTCAGTTGCCTTGTCCAGTGTCGCCGCACGGGCTTTCGCACTCTCACGAATGAAGTCCGCTTTCTGCTTCCCCTCCGCGATCAGCTGTTGCGCCTGCTTCTCATCCTGTGCGGCTACCTTTGCAGCCTGCACATGAGCATCCTGCAGTGCCTTCCCAGCGGCAGTCTCCGCCGCCTTCAGGTCCGCCTCCACGCCCTTTTGCAGCACCACATGCAGATCGTGCTGGGGGATGGTGGTGAAGGGGTTGGAGGACAGCAAACGCTTTGCTTGCGCAACCGCCGTCTCTGTGAGCTTCTGCTCAGTTCCAGCAACCTTTACCACAGCTGCCCACGCATTTTTGACGGCGTTGGGGATAAACGCCGCCACAGCCATTGTCGCGCCCTCTTTGACTGCAGGGGTGGCCACGCCAGCGGCCATTCGTACCCCCAGAGCCGTCTTGGGACCTGCTCCACCGGCTTCTGCAGCTTGCCCAGCTGCCTCAGACACCGCGCCCGATACAGCGCCATTCACAGCCATGGAAGCTCGATGCAGTCGCATCCCGCGCCCAGCATCTTCAACCATCATCCCAGCTGCCCGCCCGGGCCCCCACAGCTGCAAAGCTTTGCCAGCGCCCTGCATGATTTCGGGGCTCGCAGCACCCAGCGCGGCGCCCACGCCAGTGCCAGTCCCGACTGCCTTTGACACCTCCCAGACGTCTTTCTGCTGAGGCACACTCAGGAATGAACTGCCCTCGGGCGTAAACCCAGAAGGGGCATTGGCCGCGCCTGCCGGAAGAGGGACAGCCTTTTCCTTTGCAGGCTGTGCGTTAGGGTGCATCGGGGGGACAGACGAGGGCTGTGATGGTGCCGGACTCTGCGCTTTCAACTGTGCTTGCGACTCCAGATACATCTGCTTCAACTCTTGCACTGCGGCTGCATTGCCTTGAGAGTTTGCTTTGTCGAGGGCTTCCAGAATTTGCTCTGGTGGGGGAAGTTGACTGTTAGGCATAGTGGGTCACTTGGTAAAGAGGTTTTGCAGATGCTTGTATTTGTCGGGAAGCTCGACTGGGGGAGTGGGCTTCGAGGGTGCGGCAGGAGCTGGCGCCGGAGGTGGGGAGGGGCTGGCAGTTGCCCCCGGATCCGCTGCGGCTTCCAGTTGAACTTGGGCAGCGACGTCAGTTAACCGTTTCACCTTCTGCATTCCTCCCTTATCACCTCGCTTGAGCATAGCCTCATACACATCATCAGGGTTGGGGAAACTCTCCAGCACCTTCATCTGCTCAGCTTGCTTCTTGGCCAGTTTAGGGTCTGGGTGATCTGGGGTCACGCCCATCCGTGCCCGGATAAACGCTGCACCAGTCGCCAACTTGTACAGTGGTACAAGGCCTTTGTCCTGCCCAGGATTGACCTGCACCATCGTCTGCAGTTCCCGCACCAACGATTGTGTGACTCCAGTACCGCCACCCAGGGTCGCTACTCGACCGATCTCCAAACCCAAGCCCTTCGAGGCTGTCTCATAAGTTTGCTGCAGCTCTGTCGTGAGGTACTGCGCAGTTGGGTACGTCAGAGCTTTGAGGACAGCCTCCCCAGGGTGCATCCCTGCGAACGCTCCAGACCCGGCTTTTTCAGACATCTTAAAGATGCTGGTGAGCTGGCGAGTCGCCTCTTCAGCTGCCCCAACAAGGGCGGTGACGTTGCGACGCTCCAGTGAGCCCATGGCAGTAGAAGCCGTTCCCTTCTTCCCGCCGATCACGCCATCAACCTCCAACTTCAAGCGTTTCTCTTTCAGCTCAATCTCCCGCTCCTGCAGTTTATCCATCCGAGCCTGGTGTGCTGCAGTTTGCGACCTCTGCAGCTGTTTGTCACGTTCTTCATCTTTGTGAAAGCGCTCCAGACGTTCGTTGGTCGCCTTGCGTTGGGCTTCGTCGTCAGCAATCTTGATCTTTTGCTGCACTGTTTGGTCTTTGCCCACCCGAGCGTCGATCCAGGATTTCAGCTCAGGAGTGCCTGGCGTAGGGATTTTAGTCGGGTCTTCGCCTGCCGCGACTGCGGCTTCTCCGAGAAGTTTCAGGTTCTCGGGAGAGGGGTTCTGCTGCGCATCATAAGCCGCACTGGACAAGAGCTTGCCCTTCTCCGCGCGGTCTTTCAGCTGCGTATCCACCAGCGTCTTAGCCTGATTTCGCATCTGCGTGGAATTGCGCATTGCCTCTTTGGCACCCTCGCCATCGCCACCAGCTTCCAGTGTCATGGCGTACTGAGCAAGGGCATTTGCGCCGGACTGCAAAGACTGCACGTTCTCCTGGTCTGCGGACTGGGCTTGCAGGATCTTCTGCCCAAGGCTCTTCCGCATTTCCTGCACGCGTTGGTTATTTGCAGATTTCTCCTTCGCATCCGCGACTTCCTGCATCCGCAGCTGCGCCAGCGCACTCCGCGCTTGCTGCTCAGACTGGAGCTGCTCCTGCTGCTGCGAGTATTCGATTTGACGCCCCAGGTTCAGGGCGAAGTTTGCGAGAATGTTTGGCATAGGGGGTCCTTAGGCGAATGAGGAGCCGCCGAAGATGTCGGACTGGAACGAATCCCCAAGCCCCGCGCTGTTGTTGATCTGCGTCAGGGAGTCTTGGGACGTTGCAGGGGTGTTGAACCAGCCGGTAACGGACTTGCCGACCTGATTCCCAACAGCCGTAAACGCACTGGTTGCCGCGCTCTGATTCCCTTGAATGATCTGCCCAGCAGCCGCAGGGGAGCCGATGTTCGCCCCTGCCAGTTGCGACAACCGCGCAAACTGATTCGCGTACTCAGTCGCGCCTTGACCTTGGCCGTAGTCGGTCAGAGCGGTGAGGCGATTCCCGCTGTTCAGCAGTCCTTTCGCCCCCAGACTCCGCTCGATAGCCTGCTCCCCCTGCCCAAACCTCCACTGGTACGAAGGGTCTTGTGGGCTGAACGCGCTAGTCATGAGTTGCTGTAGCATGCCCTGGTACTGACCGCGCTGAGAGGCGAAGGGATCGGCTGCTGCCGAAGCTGCATCCTGCCCACCTCCACTGCCAAACAACCCGCCCATCAGCGAACTTGTCGCCGCACTGGCCACACCGCCAAGAATGGCGCCGCCTGCAATCCCGAATGTCATGCAATTTCCTCCAGCGCGCTCTGCGCACCAGCAATTAATGGATAGTCAGGCGGAGGTTCCTCCATACCCAACGCAGTATAGCTTGGAGCAAGCGCGAACGCCTCTAGTGAGGCTTCGTCTTGCGCATCACACAAGTGTTCCGTGGCCCAGACAGTATCGGTGTGCGCGACCAGAAACCGTTTGGTTCCGGCTGGGGAAATCCCTTCCCACGGTGCCACCAGCAACTCCACTCCGCCGGCTTCAGTGAGCACGCTCGCAACACCTTCCAGCAGCGCAACCCAGTGCGCATGCCGATGGATGTGGCCAATGACAGTGTGACCTGCAGGGATGAACAGACTGCGGATGACCACTCCCTTGTGCCAAACATGGCGTTTGGGGAAGTGCTGCAGGGTGTCGGTAGTGCTGCCAGGTGGGTGGGAGGCGAGGAAGCTGGACTGGATGGCCAGCAGCTTGGCCCGGATTTCGAGTGGAGTGGTTTGCGGGGTGACGGGGCCGGATGTGAGGGCCGCAACGAGGGCATGGAATGCCGCGTGGTGACGCGCAAATGGGTCCGGGGATACCGTGACACATGCCACATCCCCGAATCCCGCCACGGCCTCAACAGTCTTAGATTCCATCGCATTTCCCATTGGGATTACTAATTAGTAATCCTCGACAATAACCTTCAAATCACCCACCAGCACCTGCCTCCACCTCCAGCTCAAGTGCAGTCAGCCTCAGCGGAGTGTTGTCGTCATGGGTGAGCTTCCAAGCCCGCTTCCGACTACTCCCACACCGCTGCAGCATTTTGCGCTGTGTCGCCAAGTCTATTGTGCGAGGGGTGCTGAAGGATTGGTAGTCGTCATCGGTGTAGCTTACGCTGACCAGTGTGGACTGAGTATCCCCGAGGAGGTACAGCGCGGGCATGAACTTCCGCTTCAGTGTACCCCAACTTTTCGGCGGGGTGATGATTGTCACCGGCAGGCTTCCACCATCGTCCTGATACACGCCTGGGTCGATGCTGTACACCTTACCGTTGGAGGCGTCTTGCAGGAGGTCCAGCCCATTCGCGTTCAGGTACGCTGTGCAGCGGAATGCCGCATTGGCACTCTGCCAGACAGTCCACATCTGATAGGTCAGGTCATAGCACAGGCTCACTCCAGACGCGGGGAGGTTCAGGATGTAAAGAGAGTGGCCAGCAACGCGCAGGCCCAAAGCGGTCACGCCGACCAGACTGTCCCGGTTGAGCACGCGCTCGACGTATGGGTCGCTGATTTGTGTCAACTGCAGCCCAGACAGCAACTGCACGCTGCGGCCCTTCCCAGCGCCTTTGCCAACGAACACAGTCAGATCCTCAACCCGAGCCACGCTTCGACCAGATGCGCACCCTGTCAGCCAGGACGCGTTGTCCACAGGCAGCAAGGGGCTCCCCGTCGCATTCGCGGCGTCGTAGAACAACTGAGTGCCCTGATCGTACAGCCCAACGAGGTAGTTCAGATGCCGGACAAGGGCTACGCCTTTGCCCAGGCTTTTGTTCGGGCCGATGAAGTTCAGCGCGTCCCAGGAAGTCCAATCCTGCACGCCGCTGCCTCGGATGGTGCCGTCTAGCGCGTCCATAACGTAGAACGTGCCGTCGAGTTCAGCAATGCCCGGTACAGTGTAAGTGGGGTAGGAGCTTGCAGTGATACGGGCTAAAGTTCCGCCAGAGAATGACCACAGCCTTTCAGAATTTTTAATCAGTGTCGTAGCGGTTGCGGCGTGTGGGAGCGTTTCACAAGGGAGGTCAGCCGTCCCGACACTTGGAAGGGCCAAGCCAATCATTGTGCTGAGCTTGTAGCAAGTATCGTTCCAGATGCCATACCCTTCTTCCCCTGCCCCATACCCTGCTAAGTCCAGTGTAAAAAGTCCCTGAGCAGGTGCGGCAGAGTGTGCTGCATAGCTGGACATCCCAGGGCGCTTCAGCACCTCCATCCCGGCTTCGCTGCGCTCGACAAGGCAGTTCACCAGCTTTGCGTCTTTGCTCAGCGTGCCATCCCGCGTGCCAAGTGGATGCGCAAGCGGCATCACCACTCCCGCGCCATCTGCACTTTCGTTTTGTTGTTGGCCTGCCATCATCGACCCCCGCCTGTGGTGGGCTGGAAGCTCAAGCTTGCGTTTTCCTGGCCGTCAGGCCCGCTGAAAAACTTCTCGCGGTACACGGCAGCTTTTTGCGCAAGCTCCACCCGCACATCCCGTGGAGTGCTGTATTCCAGCGCAATCTCATCCGCCAGCGTCCACTTCAGCATTTGGTAGGCTTCCTGCGTGAAGTCCAGGTTCTGTGTCCCGAGGTTCACGTCCTGGATCTGGCGTTGCACAGTCACCTGCAGAGTGCTGTTCGCATCTGTCGGCACGTTGTACACCACCAGCTTGCCGGATGTGAGCTGCCTGTCGTAGTAGTACTGGTTGGGGTTGCCAGGACTGGTTTTTTGCCCCAGCTGGTTGTAGTCGTAGCGGCTCATCGGAGAGAGCTGCACGTCATTGCCAGTCTCAGAGCGCCAGAAGCAGTCCAGCACTCGGACAGGCAGCCCGGAGCCGAAGGTGCTCAGGTCATACGCTGCCTGCCCCGCAACAAAAGGCACGCTCAACTGCTGCACACACCACAGCGGCAACCCCTCCACCACCAACGCCTTGCACAGGATGTTCAGAGCCTGAGCACAGTTGTCGATGTCTTCAGTCGGGATAGTGTCCCCAGCGCCGAAGCGGGTGGTGAGACGCAGAGCCGCCTTGATGGTGTCATCCCGAGACATCAGGAAGCTATACGTACCGCTGGTGGTCATGGTGGGTTACTTCCGTTTGGTGGTGGGAGGTGGTTTGGGGGAGGATGCACGGGAAGCGGGCTTTGGG